TCTTCAGGTCGGCCTGCTGGTGGGCGATGTTCCAGTCGCCGCAGACGAGGACCTCACGGCCGTCGGCTGCGGCACGCTCGCGCAGGCCCTTCAGGTAGGCGAGGAACTCGCCCATGAAGCGGACCTTCTCGTCCTGCCGCTCGGTGCCGACCTCGCCGGAGGGGAGGTAGAGGGAGGCGACCGTCACACCGGGCAGGTCGGCCTCGACGTAGCGGCCGCTGGCGTCGAACTCACTCGACCCGAAGCCGACCTGGATGCGGTCGGGCTCACGGCGGGTGTAGAGGGAGACGCCGGCGCGCCCCTTGGCGGCCGCGGGCGCGTGCACGACGTGCCAGCCATCGGGCGTACGGACGTGCTCGGGCAGCTGTTGCGGCTCCGCGCGCACCTCCTGCAGGCACAGCACATCGGCTTCGGTACCGGCGAGCCACTCCACGAAGCCCTTCTTCGCGGCGGCCCGCAGCCCGTTCACATTCACAGAGGTCACTGTTAGCAAAACACTCTCCAGCGTCGGAGGGGGAAGACGCACGTTACTGGGCGGCGACTGGCGCCGGCTCCCACGGGTCGGGCTCCCACACCGGGTGAATCTCGACCGACGGGCCGTCGTCGGTGTTGCGGACGGCCACTCGGCGCACAAGCTGTTTCAAGATCGCGCTACGCTCGCGCGTTTCCAGCGTCTTCCACTCCGCGACCAATCCGACGATGAGCGGTTCATAGTCGGCGCGGTGCGGTGTCGACTCGACGACGGCCACGCGTTCCATGGCTTTCGTGTTGGCGGCCTGTTGGGTGCGGATGCGGTCGCGTGCCGCCTCGTACTCGCCGGGCCCGTAGTCGTCGGGATTCATGGCGCGGTCGGTGCGGAGGTTGACGAGTGCCTTCGCGAACTTGTCCGCCTCGGCCTGTAGGCGTGCGCGCTCGCGCGCAGCTTCCGCCCGTTCGTCGCGCGGCGCGGTGCGCTGTTGGGGGATGCTCGGCGCGGCGTCGATGTCGCCGGCGGCCTCGCGCTCCAGCCACTTGGCGACTTCGGCCTCGACGTGTTCCCGCTTGATCCATACACCTACGCATCCCACGGGGCCGCTCACGGTGCGTTTGCCGCACCGGTACCAGACTCCAGGCACGTTGACCGTCTCCCCGTCGACGACGCGCTGAGCTCCGTTGGCGGTGAGGCTGCCGCGGCATGTCGTGTGGCGCATGAGGCCGGTGAGTTCGTACGTGGCGCGGCGGGCGCGCGGTGGAGTGCGGCGGATCTCTTCGCGGCGTTCCCGGTACATCTGCCACAACTCGGCGCTGATGAGTTCCTCTTGGGCGCCGGGTATGAACAAGGCGTTCGGGCAGTTGCCGCGTACCTCAGCAGCGCATCGGCACTCGGGGTTGTGGACGCGGAGCAGGGCGGCAGCAAACCCGCTGTCCATGAAGCGGATGAGCGTCTGCTCGGACCAAGGGTTGCCGCGGGTGGTGCGGTGACCTGCTGAGTTGAGCTCTCCGACCAGCTCATAGAAGGCGTCGCCCTCGATGTACTGGCGATACCTGTCCGCCATGAATGGGCCCTCGACGTCATGGGAGAGGTAGCGCTCTTCCTGCAAGATGAATTGGCCCGGCCGTTCGGGGTCGGGGAGTCGTCGAGGGTGCCACACGTACCCGAATCGGCGTCGGCCGGTGGCGGGTAGGTGGAGTTTGTAGCGGCGGTGGTCGTGGGTCTCTTTCCACTGCTCGCCGCGGACGTCGGATTCGTAGGCGGCGAACTCGAACAGGATGCCGCGTTGGAGTCGGCCCGTGGCCGTGCGGGCGTCGCCTTCCTCGGTCGCCGACTCAAGTTGCCCGCCGGCGTCCTCCAGCCGCTTGAGGTTGATTGCGACGCCGTCGCGGCTGCGGCCAAATCGGCTGTACTTCCACACGGCGATGCCGCGGGCCTCGCCATCCTCAACGCGCTTGATGCCGCCCATGATCTTGCGCTTGAAGTTACGGCCGGTCGCGTCGAGGTCGAGAATCAGCGGCTCAAGCAGTCGCCGGCCGGTACGCGCGGCCCATGCCCGTAGGGCGGTCTCCTGTAGTTCGGGGCTGATCTTCTCCTCTTTCCAGGTACTGACGCGGATGTAACCGAGCCACGGCTCGCCGTCCTCATCGGTTGGCGTGCCGCGGAAGGTGTCAGGCAGTGGTGACGTCACTGTGCCTTCCGTTCCGGTTTTTCGCCTGCGCCGCCGAGGGAGGTCGGGCGCAGATGGATGACGTTGGGCGCGGTTGCTGCGCCCGGTCCGTTGGGTGCGGCCGGCGGGTCAAGCAGACCGGCGGCCACGTGTTCGAGGGAGTACCCGGCGTTGAACCGTTCGGCAAGGCGGTCATCGTTCGCGTAGGCGGCCACTCGAATGCTGCGGATGATCAGGATCGGCATGGCTGCTGCCGTGATGAACAGGCAGTACCAGGCGACCGTTTCGTAACCGGTGATGATGCTGAGGATGCCGCCGACTATCCCGATGGGGAGTAGCGAGGAGACGAGTTGCTGTGTGCGGCGGCGGTTCATTGAGGCGTCCCCTTGCTCGTGTTAGGTCCCGGCTGTGCGGTTCTCGCCGGGGGGTGTTCGTTGGAGTGTGTGTGTCATGTTGACGAACAGGGCGCGCTGAGTGGCGTCCGTGATCCCTAGTTCGTCGGCGGCCTGTTCCGCCGTGATGCGCCGCGTGCCGGGTGCGGGTGGCGTCTGTACAGCGCTGAGCTCGCCCGGGTTGAGGATGCCGGCGCGCACCAGCACTTCGCCGAGCGGGATATGAAGGGCTTTCGCGAGTTGCGCGAGGACGCCCGTATCCGTGGCCCCTTGCCCGGACAGGATGCGGCTGATGGTGGCACGACCGAGGCCGGAGTCTTCCGCGAACCTGGTCTGCCCGCCCCCACGGGGGCCTAGGTCATAGCCCCGGGATTCGAGCTGCTGGCGTAGCCAGTCTCCAAACGCCTTGCGCTTCGCGCGCATTTCGGCGTCCGTCTGGTCTGTTCGTTCCATGGATGGAACATACCGCGCACGGATGGACGGGCGCGAGGTATCCCGGCATCCCGTCAGTCATCTCGGCTGGTTCTCGTCGCATTCGTGGCCCCCCAAGACCTCGCACTCGAACGCTTGCACGAATTCTTTCTGCAAACGTTCGGTGCGTCAAGTTGAACTGTAAGTGATCATTCCGTGAACACAAGGGCTTACTTGTGAAGGAAGTGCGCGTTCCGTGGGGTTGCCGAGGCTGACGTGACGTGGTTATGTTCCACTCGTGGACGGAAACAGGCCGACCACGGAAGGAATGCGACCATGTATGACCGCACCGTTTTGGTCACCGCCGCTCGTGCGATCGGTGACCGTCGCCCCGTAGACCTCGCAACCCGCCTCGGGGTTGCACGCAACACGGCGTGGCGTTTGTGGCACGGCCGCACCGCGCCCTCGGCGGACCTCGCCGCCCGCGTCGAGCAGCACTACGGCATCAGTGCGCGACAGCTCATTCAGCCGTCCGCTGTGACCGAGCAGGCCGCCGCGTGAACGCCCACGTGATTCCCCGCACTCAGGCCATCGCCGCAGCTCGCGCCCTACTCGATGCCGCCCGCGCTCGCCGTGACCGCGACCGCGCCGCGGGCCTGCTCCCGGCCGAGACCGAGCTCGTGTTGCGCCGCCTCGAACGGGCCCAGCGCACCGCGCAGCCCGCCTACCGCGCCGCTGCCTGACACGACAAAGGGCCGCCCCGGATAGCGCCCGGAACGGCCCCAGCCACGAACGCCACCAGGAGGCAACCGATCGTGAACACCCCACAGGCTACCCGCGCCCCCCGCGCCGCCCAGGCCATCCAGGGCGCCGAGGCCGCCCGCCGCGACGCCGAGCGCCACGCCCAGCGAACCGGCGTCATCGCCCGCCAGCTCGACCAGATCGCCCCCGGTACCGTCCGCGTGCGGATCGTCCCCGTGTGGACGACCCGCGAGGGAGCCCGCCGCGCCCGCACGTGGGTCGTCCTCGACTCCGCCAACGGGCCCGCCGGCGCCGACCGCGAGCAGCACACCGCTGCGTACAACCTGCTGCGCCACATGTTCCCGGGCGCCGACTGGACGCGGGCCCTCACCTACGACGCGCGCACCGGCCAGCTCACCGCCGATAAGCCGTGCGCGCCGGCCGAGCTCGGCCTCACTGAGGGGGCCGAGCGATGATCCGGCCGA